CATCAACCAGAATTTCCAGCAGTTTTTTCCCAGATCCCCTTGTCACGCCATCTGCGGAACCGCTGATACACGGTACCCCATTTCCCGTAGAACGGCGGTAAATCCCGCCACGGTGCTCCTGTGCGTAAAATCCAAAACACGCCATTGATAAAGCGCCGGTTATCCTGGGCTATTCCACCCCACTGCCCTCGTTGTCCTGGCAGATGCGGTTCCAGCAGGCTCCATACCGCATCGCTGATGTCGTGGCGTTGTTGTTCATTGCTCATGGGAACACCTCTTTCGGCTCTCTTGCTCCCATTATACCATATCGCTCGTGTAAACACTATTTAGCATTAAGAAAGTAGGCAAAGAACGTTAGGGGGCGTTCCGCTACGCTAAAAAAATTGAATTTCAAATTCCATAACAAATTCAATTTTTTCTTCACGCTTCGCTCCGAGGCCCCCTAAGACCCCCAACGGCAAAAGAGGACTGATTTTTCGGAATCTTTCTTAACAGTAAGAATGACATGCGAAAGATTCTTATCGAAAAATCTGGATTTTGATTTACCCGCATCCTTCGGATGCGAGAGTGTCACAGAAAGATACTCCGTTCCTGTTCTTCCTCTTCCGCCGGCAGAGAGTGAGCAAAGGAGTAAGGAATTTTGATTTTATTATTTAGTGCCGCCTCGGTGGCGCTGCCGGTTCTGCCTGCGCGAAGAGATTCACGGCGGCTGGCGCAGCAGGCTTCCCATTGTTAAAAAAGGAGGAAAAATGAAGAAGAAAAAACAAAAGAAAACAGACGCGGCGGGGAAATATACGCGGCCTGCCGCTGGGCCGGGCGGAAGCGGGCCGGGCATTTCATCCGGGCCATACGGCGGGGCGCAGCAGCTGCCCGCGTTGCAGACGATACCGTTTCAGCCGCTGCAAATACAGCAGGAGCCGATGCAGCCGCTGCCGCTTGCGCCGGGGTGCGAGCGCGGGGCCAGCCGTGGAACAAAGGAACGCACCCCGGCAGACCCCGCGGGAATATGCGGGGCCACATTTGAGCAAAGCGAAAATGGGGTAGCGAGCACGTTGCCCCCGGCGGGGGCAACGACCGGCCAGCGCGGTTTCGCACAGCGAAATGGAGCCGAACGGCGACAAGCGCCGGGCTGGGAGCCGCCGCTGACGGACCCGGAACAGCCCCCACGGGTTCAGCTGCTGCCGTATCGGCCGGACCCGGAACAGCCCCCGCAGGTTCAGCTGCTGCAAATGCAGCGCTCCGTACTGCCGTATATGGGGCGGGCTGAAAAAAACAGCGGCGCGGCCAACTGGGTTGAAAAGCTGGACTGGAAGACTCCTTCGGGCGCGCCGTACACAAGCGCGCCGGAGCAGGGCGGGCCGTCCAACCGGATGGAGCTGATCATGGCGCAGCGCGGCGGTGGAGGCGGCGGTTTTTCGCCGGGTGCGGGAGCGGGACGGGGCGATGCTCCCGCACCGGGCACGGGCGCAGGCGGCGGTTTTTCGCCGGGCACGGGCGTGGGGCGCGCCGGTATCCGTGAACCCGGCGCGCGGCCTCCGTCTGTGGGGCTGCTGGAAAGCGCGGGGGATTTTATCGGGGAAAAGCTATACGGCCTTACGGAGGGCGCTGCGGATGTTTTGGACTTTTTAGCCGACCCGGAAAAGGTGAACAACTTTCTGTACAGCGATTTCATAAAAGACAACACAATGGCCGGACTTTCGGGCTTCAACCGCAGCGCCGCGCAGACGATCGACTGGCTTTTGCCGGATGTTATCACCCTTGACCCTGTGCAGAAGCTGTTGGACTACTACAAGGAGCTGGGCGGGGAGCACGCGGCCCGCGCCGCACAGACAAACCGTGATCTGGGCATGGAACAGGCGGGCGGGCTGTATCAGTCCGCCGTACAGGCGGCGCCGAACGCCGTGCTTGCAGCGCTGAGCGGTGGCGCAGGCGGTACGGCGCAGCTTGGAAGCGCATCCGGCTCTGCGGTTTCCGCCGTTGTGCAGGAGATGGTGAAAAAACCGGCGTTCTGGACCAGCTTTCTGCGCACGGCAGGGCCTTCTTATGAGGAGGCAAAGGCGGGCGGCGCAAGCGAAATGGAGGCGGCGCTGTATGCGCTTGCGGGCGGCCTGACGTCCTCGGGAATCGAGGTGAGCGGCGGAATTGAGAAAATGGCGGACAAAAGCGGCGGTTTGGGCATGCTGCAAACGATGTACGAGGAGGGCGGAGAGGAGGCAAAGCAGGATATCCTGGCAAAGCTGCTGGCCAAGCTGCTGTACGACCACGGCGCGGAATACTTTTCGGCATCGGACGAGGATGCAGTGTTCAACCCGAACCGGGCGTTTGACGCATTCAGCGGCGGCGCGGCGCTGGGAGGGCTGTTTTCCGCCGCCGATTTGGGCTTGAGAGACCTGTCCCGGGCCTGGAGCGGAGCCGGGGAAAGCGCCCGGCCCGGTGCGGACGGCCTTTTCACGCGCGATGAGGTTTTGAAGATGGACAGGGCGGCGGTGAGCGAGAATTACGACGCGATAAGAGAATCCATGAGCTTATGGGACAAGGACGGAAGGCTGCCGGAAAGTATGCCCGAACGCGATGTGGTTGACAGCCAAAGCCCGGCGGGGGATAATGGAGGAAACGCATCGGCGGAACTGAATGCGGAAAGCGCACAGGGCGAAACGGCGGGCGGCGCAGAGTGGTTTGATATTGAGAAAATCAGACCGCAGCTAAGAACGGAGCGTAGTAAAGCGTTTTTTTGGTCCGGCAGAACCGATGGTGTTGGAGGTGCGGATATTGCGGCCCACATAGCCGGAGAAAAAGACGGCGTAACCTTAGAATCAACAATAGCCAAGAAAAAAATTGTACTGCCAGAATGGGATTTTGATGATCCGTCATCCATGGAAGCATGGAGCCTGGCATCGGAGGCATATGCGGAACAAGTATCAGGGGAAATTCGGGCTGTTATTGGGGCTGAATTAAGGCCCGGGAACATATGGGAAAATATTGAGCTTCCCAGACTCATGGAGAATTTAAATGTGACGAAGATAACAATAATTGACCCTAAAACAGGGGTCGAAACGATTATTTTTGAGAGGTAACAAAATGAAAATTACAGGCGGCAGCAACTATATCAAATTTGATTTGGAAAATGGATACGTATTGAAAGCAAATGGAGAAATGTTGGTTGGAAATAAATTTGCAGTATACAGAGATTCAATGAAGTTTTGGGAAGCACCACATCAGAACGAAGAAATAACAGAAGCGCAAATAATTGATATTATTGAGAAAGTGAAACGAAACACCAGCAACGGCACAGTGCAGATCCTATTTGATTGAAGAACCACGAGCTATGGTGAAAGAACGTCTGTTCCCTCAGTACAGGAATAACGCAGATCTGCTTCAGGCTGCACTGCTCCAGGGGCTGGAGGCGATTCGGAAAAGCGTCTGACAGGCACAGACAAACCCGCGGCGGGGATCCCCGCCGCGGGTTTGTCTGTGCGCCTACGGAGAGCGCAGCGCGGCGGCCAAAAGACGGCAGAGCCCTGAACGCGGCGCGGTTGACAGCCAAAGCCCGGCGGGGGATAATGGAGGAAACGCATCGGCGGAACTGAATGCGGAAAGCGCGCGGAGAGAAGAAGCTGACAGAGCGGAAAATATTATCCCAAATGTGGGAAATGCATCAATTGACTCTCGAAAATTGACGGACTACGCATTGAATCCGGAACATCCGGTAGGAGGAAATAAGGCGAAAGTGTTTGAGAGTGCGTTAGGCTATAATAAGTCTAATGCAGAAGAGTTCATGCAACAGATTTATGAAAAACTGCCGGGCGGTAGGGCGACGTTGGGAAAATTGGATGAATTTGGACAGAGATATACAGTGGATATTTCAATTACAGGGCCAAATGGAAATACTGTAGAAGTGAGAACCGGGTGGATAATAAAAAAGGCTTCAGACACGCCGGCATTGACCACAATTTTTGTCAAATAGCGAGGAGAGAGCGAAAATGAAATTTCAGGAATATGATTTAGTCAGGATTTTAAAAGACTGCGAAGAAGGCGTGAGAAAAGGAGAAGTGGGGACCGTCTTGCTGTCTTTTGAAAATCCTGTAGAGGCATATGAAGTGGAGTTTTTGGATGAAACAGGACGGCAAAAAGCGCAATGTACTCTTTTCCCCGAAGATTTGCAGTTGGTAAGATAACAAATTCCGGGACTTGTGCTTTTCAACCTGAAACCGGAAATTATGTATATTCCTTGGGAACTGTTGTGACGCTCCTTACATATCAATAAGGAGGGAATTTTATTACTATTATGGGCGAAATAAAAAAGTTGAGAGAGATTTGCGAAGCGTTTAAATTGGGACGGTTTGGGATTGAAGAATTCAAGGCCCGTATCGAAACGGTTTATCTGCCGGGCGAATATAAAAATACGTTGGAAAAGGCACAGCACAACACTGTGAACAGATTGGAAGAAATTATTTATTGCTATGCGGAATCCAAAAAAGATATGCCGACGAGGCGGGGGACGAACTGCTTCAGGTGTTGGGGAGGGGGAAATAGAGTCAGGAAACTGAAAAGGTGTTAAATCCGCGGCGGGGATACCCCGCCGCGGATTTTTGTGTATCGGTGCGCCCCGGAGCCGATGCAAAAAAGGGTGGGGGGACAGGCGAAAAAACGGAAAATTCCGGAGAGTGTGCCCGAAAGCGGCGCGGTTGACAGCCAAAGCCCGGCGGGGGATAATGGAGGAAACGCATCGGCGGAATGGAGCGGCGCGTCACCGAAAGTAAACGGCGTCGAAGCGGAAATAAAGCGCCTTGAATACAAAGCGACCTCCGGTATAGAAATCATTGCCGAGCCCAATGCCACAACGACAATATTGGGAAGATATGATATGGATACAAAAAATATAATAGAGGAATTACAACTTCCCAAAACGACTGATTTTTCAGGAAACGAAGGAGGATTCGTTCGTTTAAACACTCCTGACGAGTTGTATAAAACACCAAACCCGTTTTGGCGGGAATACAATAAACCGTTTTTGGATGCTGCAATAAGCAGGGGAGATGTTATCTGGATGGTAACACCCATCAACCACGGCACCCTCTATACAAAAAACGGAGAATTGACGGGGCACGGTAAAGAATACTTTTATTTGTGCTCGAAAGGATATGAACTGATAGATGGAAGAATGGTATGAAAGGAGGGCAATTAAAATGGGTATGCCTTTGAAAGCAAAACAGGAAATTCAGCGGGAAGCGTTTTTTTTGGAAAAAGTGGGATACAGAAAAACAGAGGACGCAAATTCGATAAGTTATGCTCAAAATGAACTTGTTTTTTTGATTTCTTTTTTGCCAAACTCGGAAGAAAGCGATATTATGATCCACTTTAAAAAAGAGAATCAGTCTTTCAGCGTAGGGTGGATTGCACTGGTGAGAGAAGGCATAAAGGGAGATGGCGAAAAAAAAATGTAATTCAATTGCTTCGGTATATAGAAAGCCACTATAATCTGATAACTGATTTCCAATATTGTCTGCACAGTAATGTTCTAATTGATGCGTATGTCAAACAGCATCAGGCGTTATTTGAAAAAAGCGTATCAGATTTTTTGGAAAAGGCATAAATGGGAGCGGAGAAAAGTTAGGAAAATGAAAAAATCAGGAATCCCTTACTAAATTTACAAGGGAGGCTTACTGTTATGACAAAGGAAGAAATGTTTAAAGAAATGGAAAAAATGGCCCCGGTGTTGGAACGGAACGGAGTAGATATTGTGCTGGGAAAAAGAATCCCAGGCTCTTTTACGAGAGGCTATTTTTTCAACGAGGAAGCGGGTTTGTGGGAGGTGTATTCCTGCGGGGAGCGAAACGATTATTTTATTGAAAAGCAGACCGGCTCGGAGCAGGAGGCGGTGGAAGAGTTGTACCAAATAGCGAAGAATGAGTACGAATCAACCTTGCGATATCTGGAACGAGAGCGGCAAAGAAAAGAGAGAATGCAGAACGGGCAGAGATGAGCCTTTCGGAGCAAAGCCAAAAAGGAAAGCGGGCGCGCTTTCCTTTTTTGTTTTCCCCACGGGATGAGAGCGAAGTTGAATGGATGCGAATGACAAAGCATGCGGGGGATCTTGTTCCGCATAGGCGGAAAGACAGGAAAAGTGAATGATATGCCACAGCCGCAGCGGTTTTCCGCTGCGGCTTTTTCTTTTGGCCGATTCCGGAAAACCGGACGTGCGGGAGCGTACAATGGGGATAGGGTGAGCGGGGCGGATGACAAGACGACGCGCACAAAATGATATTTTCGGACTTTGTCAACGCCCCGCCGTCCGAAAACGGGAGGACGCGCCCGCCGGTTTTTGCGCAGAAAAAACCGGATTGAAAACGAGGAGGGCCGGGGTGCGAGCGTGGGGCCACATTTGAGCGGAGCGAAAATGGGGTAGCGAGCACGTTGCCCCCAGCGGGGGCAACGACCGGCCGCGCGGTTTCGCGGAGCGAAATGCGACCGAACGGGAGCAAGCGCCGGGGTGCGAGCACGTTGCCCCCGGCGGGGGCAACGACCGGCCGCGCGGTTTCGCCGCAGGCGAAATGCGACCGAATGGGAGCAAGCGCCGGGGTTTTGGCCGGGGGACCGCGCTTGAGCAAAGCGAAAGCGGGGCAGGCCAAAACATCGGCCCCGCTGGGGGCAACGACCGGCCGCGCGGTTTCGCCGCAGGCGAAATGCGACCGAACGGGAGCAAGCGCCGGGGTTTTGGCCGGGGGACCGCGCTTGAGCAAAGCGAAAGCGGGGCAGGCCAAAACATCGGCCCCAGTGGGGCCGGTAACCGGCTGCGCCGGTTTTTGCGCAGCAAAAACCGAGTTGAAAACGAGGAGGCGAGCATACGAGCGCGAAAACTGCAAAAAGCGACAACAGCAAAACAGCGGTGCGGGACGGCGAAGCCGGGGCCGCGAAGCAGACGGCCGCACAGGGGGATCTCGCGCAGCGAAATGCCGCGCCCGATTTTGCGCGGCAAACCCAAAAGGCGGAAGGGCCGCACGCGCCCGTTCCGGCTTCGCCGCAGCGGGACGCGGCCGAAGGGAGGCAGGCGCGGCGCTCCCCCGCGCCGGACGCTGACGCCGCCTGTGCACAGAGCGCGCAGGAGCTGCTGCAGGCGGCGGCGCGCGCGGCCGTACAGATGCTGGTGCGGACCGTGGACGACGAAAACGCCACGCTGCCCCAGCGGATGGACGCGGCAAAGACCATACTGGACCGCGTATACGGCAAGGCCTCGCAGCCCATTGAAGGGAACGGCGGCGCCGCGGTACAGGTCGTAATGTCAAAAGAAGTACGGGAGCTGATGGGCTGATGCAATGGGACATCGGGAAGCCGAACCCGAGGCAGATCGAATTTTTTAAGGCGCGCGCACGCTTTATCGCATACGGCGGGGCGCGCGGCGGCGGCAAAAGCTGGGCGGTGCGCAAAAAAGCCGCCGGGCTGGCGCTGTCTTACCCGGGCGCCGGCATTTTGATCGTGCGCCGCACGTTCCCGGAGCTGCGGGAAAACCATATCCTGCCGATGACGGCGGACCTTGCGGGCGTTGCCCGGTACCGGGACGCGGACAAATCCTTCACGTTCCCCGGCGGCAGCCGCATCGTATTCGGTTATTGCAGCAGCGAGAGCGACGTGCTGCAATACCAGGGGCAGGAGTACGACGTTATTTTTATGGACGAGGCCACGCAGTTCACGGAGTTCCAGTTCACCACGCTGACGGCATGCCTGCGCGGCGCCAACGACTTCCCAAAGCGCTTTTATCTGACCTGCAACCCCGGCGGCGTGGGGCACGCCTGGGTGAAGCGGCTGTTCATCGACAGGCGGTACAAAAAGGCGGAGCATCCCGAAGACTATGTGTTTATCGCCGCCAATGTGTACGACAACCACGCCCTGATGGAGCACGACCCGGACTATGTGCGCATGCTGGAAAATCTGCCGGAGGAACAGCGCCGGGCGTGGCTGCTGGGCCAATGGGACATTTTCGAGGGCCAGTATTTCGCGGAATTTGACCGCAATGTGCATGTGTGCAGGCCGCACGGCATCCCGGCGCACTGGCGGCGCTATGTGACGCTGGATTACGGCATGGACATGCTGGCGGCGCTTTGGGTGGCTGTGGACGAGCAGGGGCGCGCCGTTGTGTACCGGGAGCTGTACGAGGGACGGGACAACGGAAAAGGGGAAAACGGCCAGGGACATATCATCAGCGCGGCGGCGCGGCGGCTGCTGGAGGCGAACGGCGGCGACGAGGTGCAGGCCTGGCTGGCTCCGCCAGACCTGTGGAACCGCAGGCAGGACACGGGAAAAAGCGCGGCGGAGCTGTTTTTGGAGAACGGCGTGCCGCTTACAAAGACGGGCAACAGCCGTGTGGCCGGATGGCTGGCGGTGCGGGAATTTCTGGCGCCGGGGCCGGGCGGACAGGCGCGGGGTGGCGAAGCCACGCGGGCGCAAGCCCGCGACCGCGCACGCCGGTTTTGCATGCAAAACCGAGTTGAAAACGAGGAGGCGCGGGGTGGCGAAGCCGCGCGGGCGCAAGCCCGCGACCGCGTGCGCCGGTTTTGCGTGCAAAACCGAGTTGAAGACGAGGAGGCGCGGGGTGGCGAAGCCGCGCGGGCGCAAGCCCGCGACCGCGTGCGCCGGTTTTGCATGCAAAACCGAGTTGAAAACGAGGAGGCGCGGGGTGGCGAAGCCACGCGGGCGCAAGCCCGCGACCGCGCACGCCGGTTTTGCGTGCAAAACCGAGTTGAAAACGAGGAGGCGCGGGGCGGCGAAGCCGCGCAAACGCTCCGCCTGCGAACGTCCGGCCCGGCTTTGTGCAGCGAAACGGAGGCGGAAGCGCCGCAGGCGTCCGGCCCGGCTTTGCCGCGGCTGCGCATCTTCGACACCTGCGCAAACCTGATCCGCACGCTGCCCGCCCTGCGGCACGACGAACGGAAGCCGGAGGACGCGGCGGTCACGCCCCACGAGCTGACCCACGCACCGGACGCTTTGCGCGGCTTCTGCACCTACTGGAGCACGGCGGCGCATGCGCCCGAGGCTGCAGTCCACGACATCCTGCGGGATGATTTCAACATGAAAAAGCCCACGGCGGGACCGCTGGGGCAAGGAGGGAAATATCGTGTTATCTGATCTTTTAACGTTTGTTCTGGCGCTTGCGGTATGCGGCATGGCGGTGCTGTGCGTATACTGCTACCGCCTCGGGCTGCGGGACGGCGGCTTCGCGCGGCGAAACGGCGGAGCGCGGCGGCGCCTGCCTCTGCGAAACGGGGGAGGCGGCGAAAAGGAAAGCGTTTCCGAGCGTGGGTTTTGCACAGCGGAACGCGGCCGAACGGGAGCGGGGCGGCCCAGGCACGGCGGCCCGCGGGACGGCGAAGCCCCGCGGGCGGAGGGATGGCGCGCGGACAAATATGACGCGATTCTGGCGAACATCGACGCATACGACGGGACAGAGAAAGGACAGAAGGTGATCGAATGATGCAGGAAAAGGAATGTACGGATATCTGGCGCAGGTATCAGGCGGGCAAGGACCATCACAACCGGACGAACATGTATACGCAGGCGGAAAAGTGCCACCGCTTTTACGAGGGCGACCAATGGCACGGGCTGCAGGCCGGCGACGAAGAGCTTCCCATGCTGAACTTTATCAAGCCCATCTGCCGGTACAAAATCGTGATGGTGGCGATGAACGACACCGCGATCCTGTTTTCTCCGATGGACAACGACCCGAAAAAGGCGGAGATCTGCGAAGCGCTGACGGCGTTTGCGGCGGCGCAGTGGGAAAAGGGCAAGCTGGACAGCAAGAAATGGGCCGTTGTGAAAAACGCGTGCATTACCGGCGACCATTATCTGTACTGCTTCGACGAGCGCACGCCCAGCGAGAGCGTTGTCACGGACATGACCCCGCGGCTGAAAATGCGGCTGATCGACAAAACGGCGCTGTATTTGGCCGACGAGCAGGAGCCGAACCTGGAGGAACAGGAATGGATCATCATCGCCGAGCGCGTACCGGTGGAAAACGTGCGCAGGCAGGCCAAAGACAACGGGCTGCCCGAGGCGGAGATACGCCGGATCGTATCCGACGAGGCGGACGAAACCCAGCTTGGCGTGACGGGCGCGGACGAGGTGCAGACGGACAGCGGCAAATGCACGAGCCTTCTGTTCATGCGCAAGACGGACGGCGGCGTTGCGTTCTGCCGCTCCACACAGGCCGTTGTGTACCAGCCCATGCAAACCATCCGCGGCCTGGACGTTTACCCGGTGTGCGGCATGCGCTGGGAAGAAAAAATGGGCAGCGCCCGGGGCGTGGGCGTTGTGGAGCGGCTGATTCCGAACCAGATCGAGGTGAACCGCACGCTGGCGCGGCGGGCCATCTGCGTGAAGCGGTACAGCTTCCCCACGGTGGTGTACGACCAGGACAAGCTGCTGGCGCCGGAGAAGCTGGGCGTCGTGGGGGCGAGCATCGGCGTGAAAAACCTGAACGCGAACCCGGTGGGCAGCTTTGTGCAGTACCTGAGCCCCGCGCCCATCAGCGGCGACGCGGCGAATTTACAGGCCGAGCTTGTGGGCACCAGCCGGGAGCTGGAGGGCGCGGGCGAGGCCGCGACCGGACAGGTGGACCCCACGAAGGCCAGCGGCGAGGCCATCAAGGCGGCCCGCGACCAGAGCGCCATCAGCCTGAACGAGCAGAGCGCGGCCTACAAGCAGTTTGTGGAGGACCTGGCGATGATCTGGTACAAGCTGTGGGTGGCGTATTCGGTGCGGGGGCTGCGGCTGGCGGACGGCACGCTGCTGCCGCATGCGGAGCTGGAGGCGCTGGACGTCGACATAAAAATCGATATTTCGCCGATTGACCCGTACAGCGTGCTTTCCCGCGAGCTTTCGCTGGAAAACGCGCTGGCGCAGCAGCATATCACATTTGAGGAATACGTGGAGGCGCTGGACGACAATTCCGGCGTGCCGAAGGACAAGTTCCGGGCCATTCTGGACAGGCGCCGGGGGGCCGCGCCGGAGCAAAGCGAAATGCGACCGAACGGGAGCAAGCGCGCACAGGCGCAGCAGGAGGCCGCGCAGGCGATGCTTGCTATGAGCGTGCCGAATGGTATGCCCAGCGCGGGAATGGGCGCACAAGGTGAATTGCCCTTTATGGGCAAGAGAAGGCCCCTTGGGGGGCAGGGAGTTGCAGCTGCATCTCCTGTAATGACGACAGGAGAGGGGATGATGCAAAATGCTATGTCCCTTGTGTAAAACGGAGATGCGCATTTCCGGCAGCCGAACAAAGGCCGAGGGCGACAACAGCCCGGACACCGCTACCAAAGTATACATAGAGCAGGACCTTACCTGCACGAACGCGCAATGTGCGAACCACGGTAAAATCGTGGAGCAGCGGCGGGCGTATCTGATTGGACAGGCATAATAACGGCCGCACGGCTTCGCCGGAAAGCGGCTTGGAAAGGCGGGAACAAATGCAGAAAAGTGTGAAAAAAAGCAACAAAAAAACGGGCGCGGCAGGGAAATATACGGCTCCCGGCGCTTTTGGCGGGGCGCAGCCGTCCAATCTGGTGGAGCTGATCGAGGCGCAGCGCGGCAAAGCCGCTTCGTCCGCGGGCAAAAAGCAGGCCGCAGACACGGCGTTGGCAAACAAATGGGCGGATCTGCAGCTGCAAAGCTTCGGGCAGTTCGGGGCGGACCCGGCGGCAATTGCCGGGCAGCAGGCGGGGCAAACGGTTGGCGGCTGGCTTCACAGCAGCGCCGCAAAGCCGAAAGATACGGCGTTGGCAAACGAATGGGCGAATTTGCAGCTGCAAAGCTTCGGGCAGTTCGGGGCGGACACGCTTTCCCCCACATGGGGGCGTGTGGAGGAAACCCCGGAGATGACAGCGGCCGAACGCGAACGGGAGGCGCAGTGGTATGAACAAAACGCAAACGCCTACAATGCGCTGGGCGCGGACGGCCAAAGCACGGTACAGCGCGCAAACGATGCCGCCAACCGCTGGGATATCGCAAACAACATGTACCCGTGGATGCTGGACACAAGCGGGCTGGGCATGCCCATTGACCAGCAGCTGGCAATGGCGGACGCGTACGAGGAGCGCAGGCAGGCCACGGCCGCGCTGGAGCAGGCCGCGAACAGCCTGCCGGCGGACGTGGACGCTCGTTCGCTCTCGCGCTATGCGCAGCAGCTGGAAAACGCGCGGTACGCGCAGGAACTGGAAACCTCCGCGCGCCAGGGCGCAGGCGAAGCCCCGATACTGCACAACGCGGCAAGCGTGGCGGCAAACGCATGGAATCTGCCAGCTGCGCTGGACTATGCGAAGCAGTGGGCGCGAAATACATTTACCGGCGATTACGCGCCCATCGACGTGAATACGCCCGCGCAAACGATGAATATTTACCGGGACGCGGTGCGGGACGAAACGGGCCGCAACATTGAAGAAGGCTTGGGCGGGGGGCTCGCCGGGAAAGCGGCGTCCTTTGCGTATCAGACGGGCATGAGCTGGGCGGACAGCCTTGCAAACATGGCGATGAGCGGCGGAAACCCATATTTGTCCGGCGTGCTGATGGGAAGCGGCACAATGACGAGTACCGTGCGCAGCGCAAAGGAGAAAGGCGCTTCCGACAGCCAAGCGATGGGCGCGGGCGTCGCCGCGGGCATTTTTGAAGGGCTGTTCGAGCAGTACAGCATTGAAAACCTTTCGTGGATGGCGAAAAGTGACCCGCGCACCTTTCTGGACGTTGTGAAGAACCTTGGCAAAAGCATTTTGGGCGAGGGAAGCGAGGAGCTGTTCACCGAGCTTGCGAACGCTGCGGCGGACACGCTGATCATGGGCGACCTTTCCGACTACAACCTTGCCGTGCGGCAGTATAAGGCGCAGGGCGAGAGCGAGGAGGAGGCCCGGCGGCACGCAGGGTGGGACGTTGCAAAGCAGGCCGGGCTTGCGTTCGCGGGCGGCGGCCTGATGGGCTTTGGCAGCGCCGCGGGCGGCATGGCGTACAACGGGGCGGCGAACCGCTACGCCGCGCCGCGCGCGGTGGAAAGCGGTTCGTTTTACAACGCTTTGCAGTACGGCCTTGCACAGGGCGAGGACACCACCGCGGGCCGTCTTGCGCGGGAGCTGGCAGGCCGGGACACGGCAAGCAGAGCCGACGTGATGCGCATGCTGCGGGCGGCGGAAAGCCGGCAGGCGGAAGGCGGCCCGGGCGCGCAGGCACTGGTTGACCCGCAGCTGTACACCCGTGCCGAGGTGCAGGGGATGAGCGCGCGGGAGGTGCGCGAAAACTACGATGCGATACGGGAATCCATGGAAATGTGGGATGAAAACGGGGAACTGCAAGGCGGCACACAAAGCCGTATGGTTGACAGGCAAGCGCCCGGGACGGATAATAGTGGCAGCAGCACGGCAGGCGAAGCATGGCATGCCGCGCAAAACACAGAACAATTCAGTGGAGGTGCGATTGATGGAGGACAAGGAGTTTCAGAGAAAAGTGGATGGAATAGCAAAGATGGTGGAGCGGTATACAGGGGTGAAGGCCAATCCTCCAACGCGAGAAGAATTAGACGAATTGCGCAGGAAAATGCAGAACAGTTCCAGCGGAGCGCCCGAGAACGGGGAAAACAGCAAATAGAGAGGCATGGTGGCGCCAGCTATGCATATACAATAGCGAAACAGCCGGAGGGCGCAGCAAAACAAATTGCAGACGGGTTGAGCGCACGCGGGATAGAAGCTATTGTCATAGATGCTCCATTGGAGACGAATCAGAATGGCGTAACTGTGGAACGAGGGGATGCTGTTACAGGGCCGGATGGGCGTGTATATATTTATAACGGGACAGCGTTAAATCCAGACAGTGTTTTGGCGCATGAAAGCGTTCATGCAGCCGTGCGAAAGAATAAACCGGAAGCACATGATTTCGTTTCGGCCATTGATCAGGCCACAGATAAAAGCAGCTACTATTACTTGGCATGTGCACAGATTATAAACGAAGCACATTATGACGGGCAGCTTGATCTTACCACACAGGAAGGTCAAGCTGCGGTACGCGACGAAATGGCCGCATATTGGGCGGGGGCATACAATTCTAAAAATGCCGAAGAACTGGAATTGTTGAGTTGCATTGATGCACAGCAAGCGTTTACGGCGTGGAACGCGTTTAATACATTTGAAAACATAGACGCAGCCGCGGGAAAAACCAAAACAGGAGATATTTCTGCAACGACCGATATCCAAAATGATTCTGTCCCTACACTCAAAGCGCCTTCGCATACGATATCGCCTGTTTCTAACAGCCGTATAGCACAAACAGGGGAAAACGCAACAGGCTTTTCAGGCCCGGCGGCTGAACGGACAAGCGACGTTTCAGCCGTTCCGTCTGCGCTGAACCCGGCCCCGCAGCTGTACACCCGTGCCGAGGTGCAGGGGATGAGCGCGGGGGAGGTGCGCGAAAACTACGGTGCGATACAGGAATCCATGCGCCGGGGTTTTGCCGTCGGGGCCCCGGCGCGGCGCAGCCGTGACGGGAACGGCAAAATAGCGGCCCCTGTGGGGCCGGTAACCGGCCGTGCGGTTTCGCGGAGCGAAATGGAGGCCGATTTAAGGCCGACAAGCGCCTTTGGGACAAAAACGGGGAGCTTGCACAAGGTGTGAATTCGCCGGAGACGCAGACGTCCGCCGCACAGGAAGCGGCGCCGGTGCGGGTGGGGAAAAACACTGTTATCCAGCGCCCGTACAATGGCACGGTTCCAAAAGTAAAAAAAGGCACGCAGTATGAAATTGTTTCAATATCGAGTACAGCTTTGGAGCAAGCCGAGACGCAAATTACAGCCGCACAAGCACAGGCGGAGTCGGGCAAAAGTTTCAAAAAAAGCCTCACGAGCTTTTATCGTGAGGCAATGGGAAATTTATTTGGCGGACGTGCGGTGCAGGTGGAGAATGTGCGTTTTGAAGACCAACCCTATGATGTAACATTAAATACAAAGGTAATCTCCAAAGTGATTTCCGACCCGCATTTAACAGCGGAAAAACTGGCTGTATTTCGTCACATTGAAAATGTTGTGCGCAATGCCGAATATCTGGGCAGTGGCCAATATACTGCACATGGAGCAAAAACAAAACCTGCGACGCGTTATGACTATTTTGAAACACAGGCTATCATCGGCGGGCAAGAATATACCGTGAGCTTCGACGTGGAGGTATATCCGGACAGAAACAACTATCGCACACACAGAGTGGTGAATAACCTGGAATTGTCCCCAGCGGCGGATGGAACGAATAACACAAAAAAGGAACGACCTCCCGTGTCGGCTGTGCAAACAGCCTATTCCGGCGCCGACGCCAGAACAATACAGGCCGCGGCGGAAAGGGGTTTCGTTCCTTATAACAGTATAGCACAAACAGGGGAAAACGCAACAGGCTTTTCAGGCCCGGCGGCTGAACGGACAAGCGACGTTTCAGCCGTTCCGTCTGCGCTGAACCCGGCCCCGCGCTTGTACACCCGTGCCGAGGTGCAGGGGATGAGCGCGGGGGAGGTGCGCGAAAACTACGATGCGATACAGGAATCCATGCGCCTTTGGGACAAAAACGGGGAGCTGCTGCAAAGCGCGGAGACGGAGACGGCGCGGCGCATGGCGCTGGAAACGGGGCGGGCCGGCAAAACAGACCTGGACTGGCTGGAGCATCTGGCGGGCACGGCGAAAATGGAGCTGCAATATGTGTTCCAGCCGGGCAGCGGGGTGCAGGCCGCGGTGCAGGGCAGGCGCATTACGGTGAACCTGGGCGGCGAGGGCTATGCGTTCGGCGCGGCGGTGCACGAGCTGGGGCACAGCATGAAGGCGGCGGACGCGAAAGCGTATGCGAAATTTGAGAACGCCGTGCTGGGGCTTGCACAGAGCGACGCGGCTTTGGAGCAGATTGCGCGGCAGACGGCGGCGGACTACTTAAGCCCGGACAGCCCGGCGCGCGC